TGATTTGCGGACAGCCCGAAGGTCAATGAACTTGCTGACCATTGAGTTTCAAAATCGCGGCATCAACATGTGGACGATTGACTCAGGCACCATTAACCTGATTCAGGGAGTCAACGAGTACGACATTCCGGCGGACACCATAGATTTGATAGACCATGGTATCCGTACCGGTGCTGGCAGCGTTTCCACCCAGTCAGACTTAACGATCAGTCGTATAAGCGAATCCACCTATTCCAGTATCCCCAACAAGCTGACACAGGGTCGCCCAATCCAAGTGTGGATACGCCGCTTGAGAGACGCTCCTAAAATCGTGATATGGCCTACTCCCGACAAGGGTACGGAACTCGCACCGTTTTACCAGTTCATTTATTGGAGAATGCGTCGAATCCAAGACGCCGGTAGCGGCAGTGAGACCCCTGACGTTAACTTCCGATTCTACCCCGCCCTTGTCTCAGGGTTAGCGTTCATGATTGCCACTAAGGTGCCTGAGCTGATGCCTCGCGTAATGATGCTCAAGGAGCAGTTTGAAGAACAGTTCCGATTGGCTGCAGAAGAGGATCGGGAAAAAGCCCCACTTCGATTTGTTCCTCGCTACTTCGGCACGAGGTAAGAGGTGAGTAACCGGTTTGCTTCTGGTAAAAAAGCAATTGCGGAGTGTGATGTTTGTGGGTTTCGCTACAAACTTCGGCAGCTGAAGAACGTGATTGTGAAGGGGCGAGATACCAATGTGAAAGCTTGCTCGACCTGCTGGGACCCAGATCATCCTCAGTTGCACTTGGGGGAGTTCCCAGTAAGCGATCCGCAAGCTATCCAGAACCCGAGACCAGACTTTACCGGATACCCGCAGAGTCGGGCACTGATACTACCTTCTCCAACGACATCTGCGGGTGGCGCAGTTGGTTGGGTAGAAATTGTAATATCTTAGGAGATTTTATGAAAAAGCAGATGAAAGAAGTGGCAAAGACTGAAGTTAAGAAACACGAAAAAGCCATGCACAATATGAAAAAAGGCGGCGGTGTTAAAATCCGTGGCACCGGTGCAGCAACCAAGGGAACCAAGGCCCGTGGACCAATGGCGTAAACCATGAACTACACTGAGCTCAAAGCGAACATACAGGAAATCTGTGAAAACACTTTCACCGATGACCAGTTGGCAATGTTCACCAAGCAAGCGGAGCAGAAGATATTTGCTACCGTCGAGCTTCCTGCGCTTAGAAAAAATCAAACAGGCACGGCGACGGCCAGCAATCCTTATTTGACGATGCCCAGTAACATCCTGTACGTGTATTCGTTGGCTGTCATTAGCGCGTCGAGCTACACCTACTTGTTGAATAAGGATGTGAACTTCGTCAGGGAAGCTTACCCCGTACCAGCCACCACGGGCGTACCTAAGCATTATGCAATTTTTGACCAGAGCACGTTTCTGTTAGGACCGACGCCCAGTTCAAATTTCAGTATAGAGATTCATTACGCTGAGTACCCTGAGTCCATTGTGACAGCTGGGACATCGTGGCTTGGCTCAGAGTTTGACTCAGCATTGCTCAACGGTGCGCTGGTTGAAGCTGCCCGATTCATGAAGGGTGAAGCTGACATCATTTCAAATTACGAGAATATGTACGTGCAGGCCATGACCTTACTTAAAAATCTGGGAGATGGTAAACTGCGGCAAGATATGTATCGTGATGGTCAGGTCAAGGTCAAGGTGGCGTAATGTTTAGCACAGACGGTGGGGCATCGCTGGGAATAATCACAACGAACAGTGTTTCAGGTCGTGGGTTTACCCCGGAAGAAGTGGCAGAGCAAGCATTGAGTAAGATAATTCATGTTGGAAGCAAAGCGCATCCTCTCATCCGTGAGCAAGCGGAAGCCTATAAAAATGAAATCCGCGAGGTACTTGTAGCGACTATGCGACAAGCTGTTAGGTCCCATAACACCACGTTGTCAAACCGTTTCCGAGCCGCCGGGCACCCGGAACTTATAAAACTTTTGGAGAATTGAAATGGCCATCACCATCACAACCGCAATGCCCACCAGCTTTAAAGTAGAAGTGCTCAAAGCTGTTCACAACTTTACCGTCACCACAGGTAACGTGTTTAAGATCGCACTCTTGAAAGCTACCGCTGCCGGTTCCGGCACTTATGGTGCTGCCACCACAAGTTATACCAACCTGACCACAGATGAGCTTGCGTCAGGTAGCGGGTACACTACGGCAGGTAACACCCTGACATCCGTGACCCCCATCAGTTCTGGCACTACAGCTGTTTGCGACTTCGCGGATACTACTTGGAGTGCTGCAACGTTCACCACCTGCGGCGCGTTGATATACAATGACACTGCAGCTGGCGACCCGGCGTGTGCGGTACTTAGTTTTGGCGGAGATCAAACCGTCAGTTCAGGCGACTTTCAGATCGTGTTTCCAGCAGCAGCTTCTTCTACCGCGATTATTCGCATCGCGTAATACACGTCACATGGTTTAACGGAGGTATCGGGTTGTGGCGCTGACAATAAGTAACGTCACAACCGCAAACAGCACCACAACCAGTACTACTTTAGTTACCGGGGCCAGTGTCACGGCTTCGGTGGGTGACTGGTTGTACGCTGCGTGCTCAGCAGATAATGCTGGTCCGGGCGGTGCTGCTTCCATATCTGGAATTTCCGACAGCGCGGGCAATACGTGGGTTCTACGTAACGCGTACATCAACTACGACCCCGGTGCGGCCAACGCAGGTATCACCCTTGGGGTGTGGACTTGTGCGGTCACTAATGAGCTTTCATCAGGTACCATAACGGTATCATTTTCCACGTCAACGCGATCCCAAGCCCTAGTTGTCCAACGCGTCGAGCCCGGTGCTGGGGAAGTTATCAGTTTTGTTTCCGCAGGCGCAGGTGCCACAGGTTCAGCCACCACACAGTCAGCCGGTGCCATTTCGGTCACAATCAACAATGTGATCTTCGGGGCAACTGCAACTGCAGACACCGTTGCCGCTACGGCTGACGCTGACACTGTGTCGGGAAGCTGGTCCACCGCGTACACTGCATCGGCCAGCACTGGAACTGTAGCCACCAGTGCCTCGATAACCACGCAGAACAAAACGGTAACGGCTACCGCAAGTCAAACCTACAACACCACCACGGCAGCAGCTCGTGGCTTCGCCATCAATCGGCTTATTCTAACGGCAACTCAGACCACCACTCCCACCGGTGTTGAAGGAACAGGTGATGTAGGTACGGTGACCGTTGCCGTTGTAGTAAATGCCACGGTCACCCCCACTGGCGTTGAGGGCACAGGCTCAGTTGGCACTGTATCCATTGTTGCAGATTCTCCAGTATCAATAACGTTTGTCCTTGGAGGGTGGTCTCGCGCCGGATGGGGAGAACTTGCTTTTGGTCAAGACTCCGTATCGTTAGAGGCCACCGGCAGTATCGGCACCGTCAGCTTTGTGGTAACTGACGCAGTAGTTCTCACGGGGGTAAGTGGAACAGGTTCGGTCGGTACCGTCACAGTTGCTGTAAACGAGAACGTTGCTCTGATTGGTGTGGAAGCTACCGGCTCGGTTGGCACCGTCATAGTTACTGTAAGCGAGATCGTCACTCCAACAGGTGTAAGCGGAACAGGTTCAGCTGGTACCGTCGGCTTGGTGGTAACTGACTCGGTAACACTTACTGGCGTGGAAGCCACAGGTTCGGTCGGCACCGTAACAGTTGCTGTAAACGAAAACATAACCCTCACCGGAGTGGGAGCTACGGGTTCCGTCGGCACCGTCAGCTTGGTGGTGAGTGATTCTGTAAGCCCCACAGGTGTCAGCAGTACGGGTTCGATCGGCACCGTCAGTCTGGTAGTAGCTGACGCAGTAACCCCAACAGGTGTAAGCGGGACAGGCTCAGTTGGCACAATCAGTGTGGTTGTGACTGACACCGTGATTCTCACGGGAGTTGAAGCTGTTGGTGACGTGGGCAATGTCGCGGTCGCCATAAACGAGGCAATAACCCTTACTGGAGTAGCTGGAACTGGCGCGATTGGTACGGTGGTATTTACTACTAACTGGTCAGTATACGTTACCGGAGTTTCCGCAACCGGTCAGGTAGACAACGTTGCGCTGTCGATAAATATCAACATTTCACCAATTGGTGTTTTTGGGACAGGTGACATAGGCGCAGTTAACCTAACTGTATTTAAATCGGTAGCCGTAACTGGTGTGGAAGGTGCCGGTACAATAGGCCAGATTACCCTGCAGATAAGTGGTTCGGTGCAGCCCGTCGGGGTCGTCGGATATGGTCAAGTTAGCAACGTCGCAATCAGGGGGTGGACCAACGTTCCTGACACGCAAGTGGCTGACTGGGCAAACATTAGTGACGGGCAAAGCCCCAATTGGCAAGATTTTGATGTTACGCAAGACCCAACTTGGGGTAGTATGCCCATATCACCAAGCCCACCATGGGTCAATGTTATTGATGACCAACCTCAAACATGGGTAGATATTGACGTAGCGGCGTAGGAGCTGACAAATGGCAAGTTATGGAAACGATCTTCGTCTTAAAGAAATCACAACCGGCGACGAGACCGGTACGTGGGGTACAAGCACCAACGCCAACTTGGGGTTGATCGCCGATGCGTTCGGTTATGGTACCAAGCAGATGGCCGCTGATGCTGACGAAACGTTCACCATGCCAGACGCAACTGCAGACGCCACTCGTGCCCTTTACTTAAAATTCACCTCTGCGGTGTCACTCACGGCCACTCGAACCGTGACTCTTGGGCCAAACACTATATCCAAAGTGTGGCTGATTGAAAACGCTACAAGTGGGTCGCAGTCAATTATCATCAAACAAGGCTCAGGTGCAACGGTTACTGTAGCATCAGGAACCAAAGTATTTCTGTACTCAGATGGGGCGGGGGCAGGGGCTGCCGTAGTTAACGCCAATCCAACTAACGCAACAGCGGGAACTGTAACTTCGGTAGATGTCTCCGGTGGCACTACGGGGATAACCACATCAGGTGGCCCGATCACCGGGTCCGGTACCATTACTCTTGGTGGCACTCTTGCTGCAAGCAACGGTGGTACAGGCTTGACCGCATTAGGTACTGGGGTTGCTACGTTTCTGGGAACCCCGTCTTCCGCCAACCTTGCTGCAGCGGTAACTGGCGAAACTGGCACCGGAGCCCTCGTGTTTGGTACCGGTGCAGCCTTATCGGGCCCGACGTTTAACGACGGTTATACAGAAGAGGTTTTTGCGGTATCGGGTTCAACCCCTGCTCTTTCCCCGACCGACGGTTCTATTCAAACATGGACGCTTTCAGCAAGTTCAACCCCCACTGCGGGCACTTGGGCGGCGGGGCAGTCGCTTACGCTAATGATTGACGATGGCACAGCTTACACTATAACGTGGACTTCATTGAGTGTGATTTGGGAAACGAATGCAGGGGTGGCTCCAACACTGGCTCTTACCGGGTACACGGTAGTTCAGTTGTGGAAGGTCGGAACGCAAATTTACGGCGCTCGCGTAGGTGACGCATAATGTTGGCGGATAAACTTAGAGCGGCCACATCAGCGTTGGCGGT